ATGATGAAAATTACAACAGCAAAAGAATTTGACTACAGCCCAAGAACACAAATATACGATCAAGAAACCATTGGTCTGGTTCAAAATATTCTGGACGATATTCAAGAAAATAAAACACATGCGGTCATGCAATATGCATCAAAATTTGGTGATATAGTGGATGGGCAAAAAATTCTTATTGAACAAGAAGAACTCAAATCTGCATATGATAGCTTGTCAGAGCATGATCAAGGCGTTTTACAAAGAACGGCTGAACGTATAAGGATTTTTGCTCAAGCGCAAAGAGATTCTATTCAGGATTTAAAATTCCCTATTGCTGGCGGTTATGCTGGTCACAAAGTGATGCCAATGGAGGTTGCTGGATGCTATGCCCCTGGTGGTCGTTTTCCATTGCCTTCATCTGTTTTTATGACTGTTATTCCGGCACGTGTTGCCGGTGTTAAAACGGTTTGCTTGGCTTCACCAAAACCAACGCAACATACATTAGCCGCCGCCTATATTGCAGGTGTCGATATGATGCTTCGTATCGGTGGCGCACAAGCTATTGGTGCAATGGCCTATGGCATTGATGGCGTACCAAAAGCCGACATTATTGTTGGTCCTGGCAATCGATATGTCACCGCCGCCAAACAAATTATTTCAAATCAATGTGCGATTGATATGTTAGCAGGACCATCCGAGCTAGCCATTTTAGCAGATGAAACAGCAAATGCGGAAGTTGTTGCCGCCGATTTATTGGCACAAGCCGAGCATGACACAGATGCATGGCCTATTTTGATTTCAACGTCACAAACCCTAATTGATGATGTACAAAAAGAATTGGAAAGTCAGTTAAAAACACTGCCCACCGCCTCAACAGCATCGGTATCAATCGCGAAAGGGTTAGCTGTTTATGCAGCGGATATTGATGAGGGCTTAAAAGTCCTTAATCACTTAGCGGCAGAACATGTTGAGATATTATGTGAGAATGCCGATGATGTTGCATCAAGAGTTGAACACGGTGGCGGGTTATTTATTGGAAGTGCGGCAGCAGAAGTCATAGGCGATTATGGCGCAGGGCCAAATCATACACTTCCAACAGGTGGAACAGCGCGTTATAAGGCCGGCCTTTCCATCTTTAACTTCATTCGTATGACAACATGGATTAACATTGATGACCCAGTCGATGCTGAACAGCTTTACAAAGATGCAGAGGATTTAGGTCGTATGGAAGGATTGGAAGCCCACGCAAGAGCCGCATCATTACGGAGACGGTCTTAAAACTGTACCAAGACCTGTTTCGCGTACCGCAGATTCCCAAATAGGTCGTCGCGATTGTAGTTTTTGGATACAATCCATCATAAGACTATGCGTTTTAGGCAGAGCATGTTTCATTTCTTCTCTAATAACTACATATGGTTCTTTACCATTCCACACGAGGGAATGTACCTCACACCCTCTTTCATTTGATGGAGGTTTGTTTGTGATCCAAATATCTCTAACACCCATATCGTTATAATCTTGCTGAGTAGTTGAATCTATTTTCTCTAATACTAAATCGCTACCTTCATACATTAAGCCACCAAGAATTAATTTATTTGTTCCTTCGAAAATATCCTGTCCGAATCTAGTATGAGAAGCATGATAATGTTCTGTTAGGGATAAATATCCAAATAACTCCTTAGCAGCATGTAAAGCTGAGGGTAAGTTTTCCAATGTTGCCTTAATAGAGATATTATTTTGATCGGCATCAGCGCTCTTTTCTTCACATGCTTTTTTAAAAGATACAACGCTTTTGCTCATAAATTATGATGACATTAACTTATTAAAAATATGTTAATTATTTAAATTATAAAACCTAGCCTCATTCTCTGTTCATTCCAGTCTAACGGTAAAGGCTTACCTTTGATAAGCGTATTAATTTGTAAAGACTGCGGTTGTTTCCCGTTCAATATCGCGCTGGTAATATCAGGGGCTAGATCTGTTAACCGTATGACTTTTTGGGTATATGTTCCCGATAAGTTTTCTTGATCTGCAATTTCTCTAATAGATTTGACTTCTCTTGTATCCAACATTTCCTGCCATCGATGTGCTCGTGCAATAGCTTTGATAAGCGCTTCATCTATATTCTCGTTGCTCATATCGACCACGTTGCGTCCATCTGGCGTTGTGATGCGTTTGCGTTTGGCCTTGCGCTGGAATTGCACGGGTATTTCCATGACCATTTGGTCGTCAATATCACCATGGGTTTTCAGGTCAGGCATAAATTGATGCAAGACCGATAGCATGCCTGACGGGTGGAAGGTAATGATGATTTTGTCGGGATGTACGATGATATTATCAATCACCAATTGAATGATACGAGCTTGCTCGGCTGGAAACAACTCCGCCCACATGATGTCGAAATTCTTCAAGCCTTTCCGAATGTCAGGCAGTGTGACGGCTTTATCACCATGCGATTGCATCCGTTGCACCCATTCAACATTGGTCAATGCCCGTTTGACTTGATCGAGGATTATCTCTTCTAAAAATTGTGCGTTTATTGTCTTAAGTGGGCAATTATCATAGGTCGTCTTAATCGCATGCGTACTCACATAATAACGATAGATTTTATCTTTCTTCTTTGAATATGTCGGTGTGAGTGAATAACCCTTCGGGTCTTTCAACAATCCCTTGAGCAAATACGGCCTGTCATTTTTTGATTTGCGCTGCCGGTATTTGGGGTTAGTGTTCAAAACGGATTGCGCTTGGTTAAATATTTCATCTGATATTATCGCATCGTGCTGGCCGTCATAGACCTCGCCCTTTTCTTTATGCTCAATCTTACCGATGTAAATCTGGTTTCTTAAAATCTGATACAGCGATGATTTGGTAAAATCACGCGCTGGATAATGTTTCCCTGTCGATGTGCGTCTGGCTTTGCTTTTATAGCCCTGTGCCTTTGCCAATTTTACCGTTTCTGTCGGCGATTGGGTTTCAATGAAGCTATCAAACAAGAAGCTTACAATCTTGGCTTCGTCCTCAATTACATGCAATTTGCTATCAATGGCATCATAGCCAAGGGGGATTGTTCCACCCATCCACATGCCTCGCTGTTTTGACAGGGCAATCTTATCCTTAATCCGTTCCGATGCGATTTCACGCTCAAATTGTGCGAATGATTGCAATACATTCAACACCAATCGTCCCATGGCACTATCCGTATTCAAATCCTGTGTGACCGATACAAACGACACGTTATATTCATCAAAAAATTTAATCATGCCTAGAAAATCGAGCATGGAGCGTGACAATCGGTCAATCTTATAGACCAAAACAACATCAATCTTGCCAGCCTTGATATCTTCTATCATGCGCTGGAGCGCTGGCCGTTCCATTGTGCCACCTGATATCCCACCATCATCATAATGTTCGTTGATTAACTCCCATCCTTCGTGACGTTGAGACAGGATTTTATTTTTCCCAGCCTCACGCTGAGCATCGAGCGAATTAAATTCTTTATCCAATCCTTCTTCGCTCGATTTACGGGTATAAATGGCGCATCGTTTGCGCTGGTGGTTTTGTGCAATATCCCTCATCATGATTTCAACCCAAAGAAACGAGGCCCCGACCATTTTGTACCAGTGATATGCGTGGCAATTTTGGTGAGGCTTTTATATTTGCATTGTCGATACTCAAACCCATCACGCAATACCGTCACCCGATGCGTCTCACCTCCATGCTCTCGCTCTAGGATTGTGCCAATCGGTGGCAGGTTTTTCTTCAACGTTTTCTTTGCCGTTAAGTTATGCATGTTCCTAATTTTGGTATGCGTATCATCTGCCAATCCTCCATAGGTCAATTCCTGCAATCGCCATGCAATCTTACGCACAAGAAAGACTTTATTTTTGTTATGGGGTGGTGCATCAAAAATGCTTGTCCAGAGTGTCACTAAATCTGGTGTTTGCATGTTTGGCAGGTTCGCGAGCTGCGATATCATTTGTGTGTTTGTATTCATGGTGTTTGGTCTCCTTTGTCACATGAATGCTTCAAAGCGCCACTTAGTCCAGTCGAACCAGTCTCTTTATTTGATTTATTTTTAATGCGAATAACACCGCGCAACATAAGGCTGGCGATTTCATCAATCCGCTGGTCAATGGATAATTCGTGCGCTGGTGTTGTGTTTATTTTGGTCTCATTCATAAAAACCAAGATGCCATCATTCCATTACGACCATGGGGGGATGCAAAGGGGGAGCTGGAGGGGGATGGTGGTGGGATATGGTAGGATCAAAAGGGGGATGACGCCCTAACAAGGTTCCTTAATAATGCGAACAACAACACCAAAAATATCAACGTCATCCTTGCTCGTAGCGATTATTGGATCGTAGTTTTTATTCTCTGGTGCAAAGACAATCCGATCACCTTGATTGAGGTACCTTTTAACCGTCATCTCACCATTGATACTGGCAACAACAATATCACGGTTTTCAGGAGACGCTGATTTGTTCACCAATAAAAGATCGCCATCGCTGATCCCAGCGCCAGTCATAGAATCACCATTCACATGGATGACGTATCCATCCGATGATTTGGGAAAGAAATTAAATGGGAATAATGCATGCGTATGCTCATCATTTGATTTTTCTAATGGTTTTCCAGCAGGGATTTGAACATTTAACATGGGAATGCGACCCATGGGAAATCCAGCTTCTTTCAAAGTCATGACACGATATATGCCCTCACCATAGAACTTAGATTGATTATTTTTGTGTGAGTTTTGGTAACTTGCCATTGAATATATTCCTCTCTTTTGATAAGAACATAATAGGAACAATTTAAAAATTAAATCAACACCAAGTTGTCTTATTACAGACAGAATATTAAGTAAGTCTGGTTTTGAATTTAATAATTCCCAACATACCCAATAGGCCATAGACGATGAAAGGAGACCTCTCTCATGGACAATATCGCAGTCGAGACAAGTTACACTATAAACGAAATCGCAAGTTTACGATCTATTAGTGAACAATCTGTTCTGCATGATATTTACCATGGACGATTACAAGTGCATGCTTGGTTACCGTTCACGGCTGTTCATGAAATTAAAGAGCAGGAAATAGCTAATCAAATCGTTTACACAAAAACAGAACGCATGCATGAAGGCTATGTTCCAATCTATCCCATGGATGTTCGGCATGTCATGAAGTCGAAGCGTGTTCCGGTACGAGCCTTTCCTGGCAAACATGATGGGGAAGAGATTGTTTTAAGGCATGGTGTTGCTAATTATTGGATTGAAGCTCAAGACATTGTTGTGTTGGAAAATAGCCTTGTTCAGCACCGCCAAAGGCAAAAAACCAATGATATTAAGGTGACGGCCATTGCGCGATTGGCTGATATTATTCCAGACCTCCAGCGCAAAGCAACACAACCAGCGCGTAGTCCAAACTTTGACAATGTTGTTTTTAAGGGACAGGAATTTGCCTTTGGTTTGGTACAGGCCGATATCCTCAAACAGCTTTATAAGGCAGCGAGCGCTGGTGATCCAAAAGTTCATTTTAAAAGGCTATTTGTTGAAGCCGGTTCACAATCAGTGCGGATGCGCGATGTGTTTAAAAGCCAGCCTGATTGGAAAGACCTGATTTGCAATGATGCACGCGGTTATTACTGGCTTCATCCTGATTTTATGACGGCATTAAATACCAGCTCATCCCCCTTTTGATCCGACCATATCCCACCATCATCCCCCTCCAGCTCCCCCCCTGCATCCCCACGCAGGGGGTTTATAATTTTGTCACGTTGGTCTTGTCATTAACAAAAGGAGACCAATGATGAATGATAATAGAAAACCACCAATAAACCCTGTTTACGTTGTTCCAACAAAAGCACTGTTTCGAGAAATCCAAGCGATGCCTGTTCGGGATATTAAAGCCAAAGACCAGCGCGAACTCGAAGGCATCCGCAAAGCATTGATACGCGAAGCATGTGAAGTCACACGCTGTGTGCAATGGGTCGATGGAATAATCCGTTTGAACACGATCAAAGCGCATCGCAAATCTGGTTATTACAGTGCATGGCCAGACATTGTGCGTGATGACCGTGAAATCATGGCCATGGCTAAAGAACCCTTGCGTGTGCGCCCCAGCGCCCATGATATCCAAGAATTGGAGGAAGTTCTCTTTGAATGGATGTCTTGGCTTACTGTCGAAGAACGTCGTTTATTATGGGCCAGAGCCAACCGCATTCCATGGAAAATGGTTTGTGGCGAACTTGGCGTTGGTCGCACCAAGGCATGGGAAATCTATAAATATACGCTGGGTAAGATTGCGAAACGCAAATGATCATCGGCACGTTTGCCCCGATCCCCAATAAAATATTGTGCCGTAAAGATCTCAGTCACGGCGCAAAACTCTGCTGTGCGCGACTTATTCAATATGCAGGCAAGGATGGTAAGGCATTCCCAAAGCTCAAAACCCTTGGTGATGAGTTGGGAGTGTCATCCCGTGGAGCGCAGAGATTTATTGCGGAGTTGGAACAAGCCAACCTTATTCGGTCTGAGCAACGAGGACGTGGCCAGTCCAATATCTACCATGTGGATAAGTCGATAGTTATCCACATTCCTAATCTTACCACGACAAAACTGTCCACTCTAAACCGGACAAATGTGTCCACTCCAGACACGACAGATTTGTCCACACCATATAAAGGAGGAAAAGAGAACTATAAAAAAGAACTTGAAAAGATAACAGCTGGGCTTGTGCATAACATGCGGATGCCTCGATGAAAGAGTATGCTTAAAAAGGGCGCTTAAAATAATTACATAATTTTTATTGACTTTTGATATTTTGATGTGATAGATTGTTAATAATTAGTTAAGAAATTACTATTTGAATTAAACAGAGGATATAAAAAATGGCACAGGGAAACACAGCAACACGATCACTACGTGGTGATTTTAAAGGGGTCAGCATTTCACGTTCTGCTGATGGAGTATTAACAGTTGACGTTTCTGATCTTGGTGATGTTGATGTGACTGTTGTGACATCGGGTCACGGTCAAATTACGAAGCATGCGCCTGTTGAAGAGCAAGATAACCTCCAAACAGTCACAAAAGAAGCCTATAATATTGGTGATGTTCTTCCTGATGGTTGGGTTGTTATGGGGCTATCGAAAGATACAGGTATGCCCTTTTCATGCGAACCTGCAGAAAGTGCATTGGACGGATACCAAACATGGCATACAGGTGAAGGCCATGCTGTAAAATTACGTGACGCCGGTAACCAAAATGCCCGTCAGCCAAGTGACAAAGAATTAAACACAATCTGGGAAGATGTTGTTAAAGCTGGTCGCAATGATAATGCTAAGCTTAATACAAACGGTTCCGCTCCGTACGGTAAATACTGGTCGTCTACGCCGGATCCGACCAACTCGGACGGTGCGCGGGTACAGTACCTAGGCGACGGCAGCAGGTATTGGGTCTATAAGGTCTACCGTAATGCGCGCGTCCGAGTTGTCCGCGACGAACCAAGTCTGAAGCTTGCGTAAGACTTGTTAGTCATTCAGTTATTTAATCATTTAAAAGCCGCGCGCAGCGCGGCTTAAATTTTGAATCGGTCAATTTTCAGGGATATCGATGGCACAATACGAACATTTACCGATTTATAAGCAGACTTACGACGTCCTATTGCGTGTTATGATCGCAACAAAGGATTTCCCGAGAGAATATAAATATACATTGGGTCAAAAAATTAAAGATGAACTGACTGAAATTATTATTTTGATTTATAGGGCCAATAGTGCAGAAAATAAAAAGAGCCACATACAAGAAATTTTAGAACGCATCCAAGCAGTTCAATTATTGATGCGTTTATCACATGATATGAAGATATTGTCACGCCGCCATTATGCGGCACTTTCTGAAATGACAGAAAGTCTTGGGAAGCAAGCCCAAGGGTGGCTCAAAAGTTCGAGGAAGAGGTAGCCAGAATGGATATAGGTCAAGGCTTAATCCAGAGAGCATATTCAGCTCGGATGGTGGCGGTATTTTTGCCAAAAGGCATTGATACCAAAGAAGAAACCGAAAGGTGGAAGGTTTGGCAGATGAGTAATCGCCTGCTCGATCATGAGATCACCATCATTGTTTAGGCGGTTCCAAACCGTACGGTAAATACTGGTCATCTACGCCGAATCCGAACAACTCGGACAATGCGCGGATACAGTACCTAGACGACGGCAACAGGAATTGGAACTATAAGGACAACCGTAATGCGCGCGTCCGAGTTGTCCGCAGACGGAGTTGGATGCCCCTTTCTCGATGCTGTTCTTATGAGTGAGGATTTGTTTTCGTACATTCTGCATCGGCTGTGAGGAATAAATTTTCGACACGTTTGCAGAAATATTGCCTTGCTTTAAACCCATCAACCTGCCGAAGCATGCCCAAATAACTATTCACACTATGAGATAAATCTTGCAACGATTTTGTATCAACAGGTGATCCTTGTAACTCCCATTCTCGTATTTTTTGTTTACAGGTGGCCATTGTCGATTGGCGCAAATACGTGCGACCCGGCTTGATAATAAACCCCGTGAAATCAATTCCTTTATCTGCAAAATTAATGTGTTTTTTATTGGGGTGGAGTTTTAAGGCTAATTTTTCATGCAAAAACACCTCCATCTGTTCATACCATTGATTCAAAATCTCTGCATCATCATGAAATAATACCATGTCATCAACATAGCGACCATAATGCTTGGCCTTTAATTCATGTCTCGTGAATAAGAGGCTTGATCAGGTTCAATAATATCAACTTATCAATAGTTTTGAAAAAATTAGCAACATCAGCCTTCATAAAATATGCCGGCTTTGTCCATTGATGAGTGATAGAGCGTGCAAATTTTGAGACGCGGTGCATCCCATCATGCGTTCCACGCCCAGGAATGCATGCGTAATTATCACGAATGAACCGTTTATGAAACCTGTGTGAAATCATGTTATAAATCAGGTGGTGAACAACGCGATCACGAAAATCCGCTGCCCAGACTTCTCTGATTTTAGGGTGCGTAATGACAAAAGCAATGCTACGTCCTATCTGATAACTTCCATTTTTCAAGTCATGGTAAAGCTGAACAAGGTTCTTTTCTAAATCGGCTTCGAAGCGGAGCTGATTAATCGTATTGCGCTTTGCCTTCCGACAATCAAAGTACGCATCAAAAACAGATTCAATGGTAAGCTCCGTACTCATAACAAGCAGGCTCTCAGTCCACAATTTTTAAGAAATTAACTGGGTTAATATTCAAGTCACTAAATCTGGCTTTGTAAATCTTAATTAACTCCGAAGCTTCATTGAAAAGTTGATTGAGCAAATGAGGGTCGACTGCACCTCTAACGTATATTGTGGAAGGTGGTACACCATCATCACTATCAAGTTCATGCTGTATGATCATGAGTGGTGAAGCCGTATGGATAATATAGATACTGTTTGTACTCAGACCAGAACCAACGATCCATCTGTCTGGTATCAGTGCATTGTTTTCTTGTTCTGTATTGATTATGATTTTGTCTGACATGCATGATTTTCCCTGTGTTTAATTATTTCTATATTTTCATAATATTATAATTGATTCTTATTTGTTAAATCTATTTTTATGCATAGTTATTTAATTTGTTCGCGAACAAATTAGGTGCGGACAGGGCGCACAAAATTGCGTATCGTTTAAAACATAATCGCCGGAAGTAACACAAAAGCCACGCATCGCCGTGGCTTTTGTCGTTTGGTCTCACTACATGATGATTAGGTACTTCCGGCGGTTTATGTGTATGCGGCGGGCTTAGGCGCAAAAGTTTTTTAGCGTCAGCCATTTTTTTGGGTCCGCACTTGCATCCAAAGCATATCAAGAATTTAGCATTTACAACGCCTCTAGGTGCGGACCTAGGGTGCGGACTCATGCGGACCCAGATTATCAAAAGGAAAACCATTTTGTGGATAGTCATCCCCTCATGTCGAGATCGAAGCATTTGCGTGCGAAATCTTGGCAACGCGCATGGAAAACAAAGCCTTGGATGAAGCGCCTATATGGACGGATTTACGAACCTTCAATTGCAAGCCGTGGCGTGGAGTTGTGGATTGCATCATTGGCGGATACCCCTGTCAGCCATTTTCAGTTGCAGGAAAGCAAAAAGGGGCTGACGACCCCAGACACTTATGGCCAAGCATCGCGAACATCATCAGGGATATCCAACCACGAATTTGCTTTTTTGAGAATGTCGGAGGACATCTCAAATTGGGGTTCGAACAAGTCCATGATGACCTATCAGCAATGGGTTACCAAGTTAAGACAGGCTTGTTTACAGCGGCGGAAGTTGGTGCATCTCACAAACGCGAACGCCTCTTCATTTTGGCGTACCGTGAAAGCGACAGAATCAACGGGTGGCTGTCTCAGCTATATCAAATTCAAACAACGGATGGAGGCTGGGATGCCTCTGAGTTTACGGGATCAGGTGAAACATCTCTGGCCAACTGTTCGGGTTTCATCTGCGAACGGTGTTTGTCAGAGCGAGGTGATCAACAACAATCCCAAAGGGCGGTTGGAAGTGTCTGTTGTGAATTGGGCAACACCGAACACGTTGGATCATCTTCCCCCACGATCACCCGAGGCCATGGAAAAACTGATGGGGCCGAACGGTCAGCGTGCAGGACGATCAAGGCCGAGCAATCTTCGGGAACAGATTATGTGGCCGACAGTCACAACACAGGATTCGAAGAACAATGCAGGGCCGAGTCAATTTGTCCGCAATACGAAACCATTGAATGTGAAAGCTGTCTGCCATTCCCACCCGGACCAGAAGGATATTGGGACAACATTCCATCCGGTCTTAAACCCGCAATTTGTCGAATGGCTGATGGGATGGCCAATCGGGTGGACAGAATTCGAGCCTGTGGCAATGGAGTCGTCCCTTTGGCAGCCGCTTATGCGTGGCATGTTCTTACAACTTTTAAAGATGGAAAATAATAATGAGTAAAGATAAAAACAAAATACAAATTGAGCATTTGAAAGTGGATGATTTGATCCCTTACGCCCAAAATGCGAGAACACATTCGGATCAGCAAGTGGCACAAATTGCAGCATCAATGACAGAGTTTGGTTTTACAAATCCGATCTTAATCGCAGAAGATAATACCATTATCGCAGGACATGGTCGGTTAATGGCATCTAAAATGCTTAAATTGGAAACCGTTCCTGTCATTCGTCTAAACCATTTGGATGAAACCCAACGCCGTGCGCTGGTCATTGCAGATAATAAGATTGCTGAGAACGCAGGCTGGGATGAAGAGCTTTTACGCCAAGAAATCCATGTGTTGGATGATCTTGATTTTGATATTGATATCTTGGGGTTCAGTGAAGACGACCTTGAAAATATCCTTCTTGATTCTGACGCTGCCCAGGGTGGTATGACGGATGAAGATGCTATCCCCGAAGTCACAGAAAATCCAACGTCTGTTGCTGGCGATATTTGGATATGTGGTGATCATAAGGTTTTATGTGGTGATTCCACAATGATCGATGCGTATCAAAATTTGATGGGTGAAGAACTGGCAGATATGGTTTTCACTGATCCACCTTATAATGTTAACTATGCGAACTCTGCCAAAGACAAAATGCGTGGGAAATCACGCGCGATTAAAAACGACAATCTTGGTGATGAATTTGGTGAGTTTCTCTATGACGTTTGCACGAATTTGATGATGATGTGCAAAGGGGCAATGTATATTTGTATGAGTTCATCTGAGCTTCATACTCTCCAGAGCGCTTTCAAAGATGCTGGTGGTAAATGGTCAACATTCATTATATGGGCAAAAAACACATTTACATTGGGACGTGCTGACTATCAACGCCAATACGAACCGATCCTTTATGGTTGGAAAGAAGGACATGAGCATTTCTGGTGCGGTGCGCGTGATCAAAGCGATGTTTGGTTTGTCAATAAACCCGTTAAAAACGATCTTCACCCCACCATGAAACCTATTGAGCTAGTTGAGCGTGCGCTTCATAACTCCAGCAAAACCAAAGATATTGTCTTAGATGCATTTGGCGGATCAGGATCAACCATGATCGCCTGCGAAAAAACAAATCGCCGAGCAAGATTGATTGAGCTTGATCCCAAATACGCAGATGTCATTGTGAGACGCTGGCAGGACTATACTGGGAAGCAAGCAACTCTGGCCAATGATGGCCAGAGCTTTGATGATTTAACGCAGAAGCGACTTAATTAGATTTTATTGAATAATAGCGTTTGCCATCTCGGATCGTGTTGATGACTTCGTTGCCTGATTTCTTAATTGTAGAAAAATGGCCTCGAATGGTGTGATTTTGCCAGCTTGTTTTTTCAGCAACCTCTTCGATAGTTCGTTGACAGACCCATGAACGCTTCAATTCGATTGGAAGTAAAGTTGAATAGATCAGATAATCTAATCCTTTATTGAAGGCTCAATATTAAATATTTCAGGATCATTTTCGAGGAGTTGATCCATATCTTTGCGGATTGAGATTAGACGTTCGCTGATATGACCTAGGGCATCAATATGATCCTGCCTGATATGTTCTAAATCGGCTTTTGATAGCGTCTCAATCGAGTAGTTTAAAAATAAAAGCGTTCGCTCAATACATAATTTTTTAGATAAGAAAACATCATTAATATCATGTTTTACATTCATAATTTAATCTTTCGTTTATTTAAAATGAAGACTAGTAACGCTTCATCGTGGAGGGAAGTAAAGTGGAATAATAGAGGCCATGAAAACATCGATCAGAGGATATGCACGCCATCGCGGTGTGAGTGATAAGGCTGTTCGAAAGGCCATTGATACAGGGCGCATTACTTTAGACGCAGACGGTCAGATTGATACGGCACAAGCTGATTTAGAATGGTCAGAAAACACCGATCAAACAAAACAAAATATGATGGTCGCTGTTGATCAGCATGCTCCTAAATCAGAGCGTAATTCATACACAAAAATCAAAACCGCGCATGAGCTTTATAAGGCGCAATTAACCCAACTCGCCCTTCAAGAAAAAAAGGGGCAACTCATTCAAAAAGAGATGGTAAAGGCACAAGTTGGTCAGCTCTCAAGACAAGTTCGTGATAGCTGGATGAATTGGCCGTCACGTGTATCGGCATTAATGGCAGCTGAATTAGAAATTGAAGAGCATCAATTACACATCATTTTAGAGCGATATGTAAGGGAGCATTTAAATGACATCGGAGACGGAAAACTCAATTTCGATTGAGTATGATGCATCATTTGTTCAACGTATATTTTTAAACGGGTTTATACCTGATCGTCATTATTTAGTATCCGATTGGTCTGACAAACATCGGCTTTTATCAGGCAAATCATCTGCTGAACCAGGCGAGTGGAAAACATCACGTACGCCTTATCTCAAAGAGATTATGGATGAGCTATCCACCAGCTCACCAACACAACGCATTGTGTTTATGAAAGGCGCACAGGTTGGTGGAACAGAATGCGGTAATAACTGGATTGGCTATGTGATCCATATCGCACCGGGGCCAATGATGGCGGTGTCACCAACCGTTGATCTGGCAAAGCGTAATTCAAAGCAACGGATTGATCCGCTATTGCAAGACGTTCCTGTTTTGGCGGAAAAGGTTAAACCGCAGCGCGAGCGTGATAGTGGAAATACGATTTTAAGCAAAGAATTCGATGGTGGGTTCTTAGTGATGACGGGTGCGAATTCGGCGGCAGGATTAAGGTCAATGCCTGCACGATATTTGTTTATGGATGAGATTGATGCCTATCCCGGTGATGTGAATGGTGAAGGTGACCCGATCCTTTTGGCGGAGCGAAGATCTGCGACATTTAGAAACAGACGGAAGATATTTTTGGTGAGTACGCCAACGGTCAAAGGCATATCGCGAATACAGCGTGAATTTGAAAAATCGGATCAACGTTATTATCACATGCCTTGCCCCAAATGTGATCATTACCAGCATTTTAGATTTGAGCAGTTGAAATGGCCAGAAGGTGAACCTGAAAAAGTCACTTACACTTGTGAAGAATGCTCCTACGCTATTCGTAACCATGAAAAAACAGAGATGCTGGCTCGGGGTGAATGGCGTGGATTATCGGACTCTATTGATGGCACAATTGGTTATCACCTCTCATCACTCTATTCACCTGTGGGATGGTTCTCATGGGAAGATGCAGCGGTGATGTATGAAGAGGCCAAGCGTGATCCTGATTTGATGAAAGGATTTACCAATACGGTTTTAGGTGAGCCGTATGAGGAATCATCCGAAGCACCGCAATGGCAGAGATTATATGAACGTCGTCAAACATACGAACAAGGGATTGTGCCACTCGATGGATTATTCTTAACCGCTGGTGTTGATGTTCAAAAAGATCGTATTGAATGTGAAGTGGTGGCATGGGGGCGTGATAAAAAAAGCTGGTCAGTCGATTATATTATTGTTGATGGTGATACCGCACGGCCTGAAACTTGGGATCGTTTGAATATCGAAGTTCTTGAAAAAGACTGGGAACATGCATCCGGCAACACCATGCCGATCCGTGTGATGGCCGTTGACTCTGGTTATGCCACGCAAGATGTCTATGCCTTTGTGCGTCAACATCCGCAAGCCGTATGGGGAGGATCGGGCGCACGCGCATCAAACCCTCGCACAGTCATGGCGATTAAAGGTCAGGATCGCGATACAGCGTTAATCTTAAGCGTATCCAAAGCTGATACTGGCGGTAAACGTCGTGGTCTTCGTGTTTGGAATGTGTCTGGTCCTGTGGCCAAGATGGAACTCTATCGCTGGTTAAAATTGGAATGGCCAACGATTGAAGATCTGAATAACGGCATTCCAATGCCAACAGGGGTATGTTTGTTTCCTGAATATGGCGAGGAATATTTTAAACAACTCACGGCGGAGCGATGCGTAACCAAAGTGATACGAGGCTTTCCAAAACAGGTCTGGGAAAAAGACCCGACTCGTAATAATGAAGCCTTGGACTGCCGTGTTTATGCACGCGCTGCCGCAAGTGTTTATGGATTAGATCGCATGTCTGATTATAAATGGCGCAGGCTTGAGCAAGCACTAGGCGTTGATGTGAAAGTACCAACGCGCGGTGTGGAATTGCCCGTTACTGATGAAGAAAACAACAAACCTAAATCTGAGACAAAATCAAAAACGAGCAAGCCACGCATTCAACATCGCAAAGCGATCAAGGCGGATGATCCTTATTTGTAGGGGGGGGGACAAATTGCCCCCACCCTTTAAATAGATTTGAGATGTACGACGAAATCGTACATCTGAATTAGACTTTATTTGAGTTAGAGAATCGGGATTAATTGCGTGTATGGATAAAGATTATGATTTGTGGTTTCCGCAGAAAAAACAACTAAACAAGAAACAGAGACCGCCATCATTCAAAGAACGTGAAGTTTGGTGGTGTCAAATAGGTGTAAATATTGGTTTTGAGATCTTCGGAAAAAGTGATTCTTTTTCAAGGCCTGTTTTAGTTTTAAAGAAGTACAGTAAATTTACATTTCTTGGCGCACCACTTTCGACAACAACGCCTAAATTTGATTTGCATGCGCCTATTGAGATTAATAATAAAAAAGGAATCATTCGACTTGATCAAATTAGGACTTTTGACGCTCGTAGATTACAAAAAGACTCTTTGATGCATCGTGTTTCACCAACACAATTTAGGAAGATTAAACAAACGTTGAAAGATAGTCTTTGAAATAATTAACCCCGCCGAAGCGGGGCAGTGTGCCTAGTGGCAAGATATGATTATAGGATATGCTGTAAAAGCATATTTGTCAAGAAAATTAACGAAGCCGCCCTTTGAGGCGGTTTTTTATTGGAACACTCAAAATGACAGAAACATTACTGGAACTTGAATCACGCTTGGTTCAAGCCAAAGAAGCACGCCATCGTTTATTGACTGGAACACAAGAGGTTAGCGTCAACATGCATGGCTATGGGGCAACCACATATTCTGAGGCTAATATCGAGCGATTAGAAAAATACATCCATGAGATGGAATGTGAGGTCGCTCGTAAAAAAGGCACATCACGCCGCGCTATTATCAGAACACGGTTTTAAGGTTAAATTTTTATGGTTCAAATACTTGATTCATCTGGTCAACCAATGAAGGCTGATGATACAGCGCACCGCGCTGCATCTTATCGCTCTCGTGAATTATCCAGCTGGCTTCCACTGATTGGATCGGCTGATAGTGATTTACTTGGCGAATTGCCGACTTTGGTGTCACGCTCACGAGACCTCAGCCGTAATCACGGTGTTGCTGCAGGAGCCATGCAAACCCTGACAGATAATGTGGTCGGCACAGGATTGCGACTATCAGCAACGCCTGACTACAAAGCCCTTGGTCGAGATAAGGAATGGGCTGATGAATGGGCGAACCATGTTGAATCCGAATGGCGATCATGGGCAGAAAGCACGCATTGTGATGCCGCGCAAAGTTTAACCTTCGCTGGTATGACGGCGTTGATATTTAGATCAAGTTTGATTAATGGAGAATCGCTGGCTTTGCCTTTATGGCTGGATCGACCTGATACAAAATACGCAACGGCTATTCAGCTGGTTGAACCAGATCGTCTCTCAAATCCATCAGGCAAACAAGATAGTAAAAATCTGCGTGCCGGGATTGAGATTGATGCTTATGGTGCGCCCACAGCCTATCATATCCGCAAAAGCCACCCTGGTGATGCGATGCTCGGCATGAGTTTAGAATTATATAATTGGGAGCGCATTCCAACCCATACTCAATTTGGGCGGCGGCGTGTGATTCATGTGCATGATAAAGAACGCACAGGTCAAAACCGAGGCAAACCCATTTTAACCAGTATCATGCCGATGTTTAAAATGTTGGATCATTATGAGCGATCAGAACTTCAAGCCGCCGTTGTAAACGCAATGATTGCCGCTTTTGTTGAAACACCGATGGATAGTGAATCAATTGCTGAAGTCTTTGGCGGATCAGGTGATGATTATCTCAATGCGCGGAATGAGTGGGACATCAAACTCCAAGGCGGTTCAATTATTCCGATGTTCCCAGGTGATAAGGTTGCGCCATTTACACCAAGTCGTCCCAATAGTGGATACGGCATGTTTGTCGAAAACATTCTGCGTCATATTGGTGCTGGTTTGAATATTCCCTTTGAATTGCTGATGAAGGATTTTTCGAAGACGAATTATTCTTCGGCGCGTGCCGCACTTTTGGAAGCATGGCGGTATTTCTCGGCAAAGCGTCAATGGCTTTCAACCTATTGGGCAAAACCTGTTTATGAACTCTGGCTCGAGGAAGCCATCAACAAAGGCATTATTGAAGCCCCTGATTTCTACGAGAAACGCCATGCTTGGACACGGGTCAAATGGATTGGTCCGGGTCGTGGATGGGTTGATCCTGTCAAGGAAGCGAAAGCAGCGCATCTTCGCATGCAAGTTGGCTTATCAACTTTGGAAGATGAATGCGCCGCGCAGGGGCTTGATTGGGAAGAAGTGCTAGAACAACTCGCACGAGAAAAGGCCAAGATTCAAGAATTGGGTTTAACCATTAATGATGTGAATAGCATTTTAAATACAAACGAACCAGAAAAGGAGGATGAGCATGAGAGTGTGGAACCGAATAACAGGTGATCCATGGGCAATCACCGAAACGGCAATGCAGACAATTCTAACAATTGCCGCCCGTGAAAATGAACAGCCACAGGCTGTTGCAAGTCGATTAGGCAAAGAGCTACAGAATAGCTACAACGCCACAGAAAGAGATGGAGTGGCAATCTTGCCAATCACTGGTCCGTTATTTCGCTATGCCAATATCTTTACATCGATCAGCGGTGCAACCAGCTATGAGTTAATTGCCAAAGATTTCAGAACGGCACTCGATAATCCTCAAATCAAAGCTATCATCTTGGATGTTGATTCACCCGGTGGTGAAGTCAATGGCGTTTCAGAATTATCCTCGATGATTTATGAGGCACGGGGTATAAAACCGATTATTGCTTATGCATCAGGGGACGCGGCATCGGGCGCATATTGGATTGCCTCTGCTGCGGATGAAATTGTCGTATCTGAAACATCTGCTCTTGGATCAATCGGTGTGGTGGGCATGTATCGTGCCAATAATGATAATGACAAAGCCATCGAAATTGTGTCATCGCAATCCCCTCATAAACGATTGGATGTTTCAAGCGATGAAGGACGAGTCCGTTTGCAGGCTCGCATTGATTCCATGGCCGATGTTTTTATCCAGTCAATCGCACGCCACCGCACTATTGATGCATCTCGTGTCCTCAGTGATTATGGCGGAGGCGATGTGATGATTGGTCAACAAGCCATTATGGCAGGCATGGCTGATCGCATCGGATCACTTGATCAACTCATTACCCAATTATCCCAAACCAAAGCCCCTCAGATTGAGGGGCTTTTAGTATCAAACCCACAAACAACAAAGGAGCAATCACCCATGACACTTGAAGACTTAAAAGCCAATCACCCTGAATTAATCACACAAATTGAAGCGGGTGCGCGAGCAACCGAGAGGAAACGATTTGAAGATATTCTCGGATCAGAGGAAGCCAAAGGTCGTGAAAAGCTAGCGCAGGAAATTGCACTTGGAACAGAGCTAAGCGCAATTGAAGCCTCTCAACTTTTATCCTGCGCCTCACCTGATGTGAAAGCACAGGTGAGTGATTTTGAAACGGCAATGGCCAACATCAAAAACCCTGATATCAAGCCCGAGGGCGAACACCAAGAAGATGACATTGATGCTGTCGCCCAACGCATCGCCAACATGTAAGGCATGAGCCTTATTTTTCTTTTTTAATTTATTTCAAATCAAACAATAGGAGTAAAAATCATGAATCGTACAGAAGGTTTTAACAATAATGGTGAATACACACCCTGTAATTTACTTGCAGGCGAATTCCCACGCGTAGAGCGATTGGTTACAATTGCATCAGGACAAAATTTAATCAAAGGTTCAGTCCTTGGTAAAATCACCGCTGATGGTAAATACACCCTCTCAGCATCAGCATCAAATAATGGATCGGAAGTGCCAGATGTTATTTTGGCCGAAGATATTGATGCCACTAATGCAGATGCTCAAGCCGTTGTGTATTTCAGTGGTGAGTTTAACACCAAGGCTCTCAAACTAGGCGCAGGCCATACCATCCAATCCATATCTGCGGAACTCAGACTTCGCAATATTACACTACGCCAAAACCTGTCCGCTTAATCTAACCAACCATCACAATCTAATCTTATAAGGAGAACACCCCATGTCCGTTGATATTTTCAGCACCCATGTTTTGACCCGCGTGGTCGAAAATCTAGTCCGACCCAGCTCATTCTTGCTGGATACATTTTTCATGTCTGAACAAACAGAGGAATCAGAAGAAATCCACTTTGACATTGATAAATCGAAACCACGTCTAACACCGTTTGTCTCGCCCCTTGTTGCAGGACAAGTGGTCGATGATGAAGGCTACATGACCAAAAGCTTCAAGCCAGCATACGCCAAAGACAAAAGACGCTTTGACCCAACGCGTCCTTTGAAACGCTCTATTGGTGAGCGTATTGGTGGAACATTAGCACCACAGCAACGTCTTGAAGCCAATCTTAATCGCACCATGATGAAGCAATTAGAAAACCTAACACGCCGTGAGGAAGTCATGGCATCAGAAGCGATGCGAACAGGTAAAATCACTGTCGCTGGTGAAAACTACCCCACAGTCGTTGTTGATTTTGGGCGTGATCCAGAATTGACTGTTGCACTTGCTGGTTCATCACGCTGGGGAGAGGCGGGGAGAGGCAGGCGTTAATCTTCTCAGTAACCTTGAGGATTGGGTTGCCACCATTCAAGAAAAATCAGGTGCGGTTGCACGTACCGTGATCATGGATGCGATGGCATGGCGTATTTTCAAGGCCGATCCCAATATTGAGAAACTCCTCGATATCAGACGTCTTCGTGATAATGCAGGCATTAACCTTGGGCCAGTCGCCTTTGGACAGGGCAATGATCTGGCTCGCTATGTCGGATCAATCGGTGATCTTGATTTTTGGATTTACAATGATCGTTATGTTGATGAGCAGGATCAAACTCAAAAATTGCTTCCTGATTACACAGTCATGATTGCCAGCACGTCCCAACTTGAGGGAACACGCTGTTATGGATCAATCATGGATGAGGCTGCAAATTATCGGGCGCAGAGATATTTCTCAAAATCATGGTTGGAACAAGATCCTGCTGTGCGCTGGTTGCTGTTGCAGTCTGCACCGCTTCTTGTGCCATACCGTCCCAACGCATCATTTTGTGCAACTGTTCGATAAGGAGAAACACTATGCAAGTAACAGCACTGATTACACTTCACGTTGATGGTGAATTGATTAAACCCAATCAAACTGTCACCCTCGATAAAAAAGAGGCAAACAGCTTAATCGCTCGTGGTTTCGCCGCCACAGGCGGTTTATCGGGAAAAGATACACCTGAGACTAAATCAGAGAACACGCCATCGCTTGAAGATATTATCGAGGTGATTGAAATGCTTGATCCATCAAAGGATTACGGCAAAAGCGGTAAGCCCAATGTTGATGCTATTGAAACTATGCTTGAAGCCAATATCTCTGCTGATCTTCGTGATCAGGCTTGGGAACAAGTCTTGGCTGACCGCAATGCGAATGCTTCATGAGTAGGTTTCGTACAACAGCTTTACAGAGCATGGAGAGTTTATTTCGCGTTTTTGCCGATCCAGCCATCGTGACATGCAAAGACGGATTTGAACTCTCCATCTCTGTAATCTCAAGGTTTCCTGATGAAATTATCGATGTCTTTGAAACACGTGTTCACAACGCCACCCATATGTTTGATATCAAAGCGAGTGATGTCCCAACAGGCCGTGTCATGAATACAATCCATGTAAATGATCGTGACTATCAAATCCAAGGTGAGCCAATAATGGATCAGCATAATTTAGTGATGAAAGTCGAAACATATGAGATTGAAGGCAGCTCTCCAAGGTGATCTAAAAAAGCATATGAAACATGAATATAGACGCGCTGAATATGCCGTGACCCGCGCAGTTTCTGATGCTTCCTATGGTTTAAAAATGGACATGCGGAGACAGGTTTTATCCGCTGGATTAGGACAGCGTCTTGCCAATACATGGCGAGATGCTGTTTATCCTAAGGGGACGATTTCAACGCGTGCGGCGGCTGTTGTTTACACACGCGCCAGCAAGATTATGGAGGGGTTTGATCAAGGGACAGTCATTAAATCCAAAGATGGATTTTGGCTTGCCATTCCAACACCCAATGCCCCAAAGCGGATCATGGGTAAGAAAACCACACCAGGTAATTTTGAAAAGGCACGTGGCATCAGACTTCAGTTTGTTTATCGCAGGAACGGCCCATCACTTCTAATCGCAAGAGATATGCAGCCATCCTATAAACGCCAAACGGGTGAGCTGAGAAATTTTAGAAAAGCCAGCAATCGAACATTAAGAACTGGTCGTGGCCTCACAAGCGTTGTGATGTTTTGGCTTGTTCCGCAAGTGAAGATGCCGAAACATTTAAGTTTTAAAAAACAAGCAGAGAAATGGAATGGCAAAATACCGCAATTCATATTGAGATATTGGCCAGATGAATAATAATGATATCAAAACGAGAACAAGCCCTGCAGGGGCTTTTTTTATGCCTGCAACATGGGCTAAATAATATTACGGTCACACGCAATGATCCTCTTCCAGCAAAATTACCTCAAGCTGGATTAATCATTTTACGTGATGGTGATAATGGTGAGCCAGAAATCACATTATCGCCCACGCGCTATCATTATCAGCATCAAGCCGAAATCGAAGTTCTTATTCAAAAGGCTGATAATGAAACTCGTGATACCGCACTTGATGCTCTGCTTGTTGCCCTTGGATCAGCACTAATCGTTGACCCGTATCTCAATGGTGCAGTTGATTACATGATTATTGGAGCACCCGAATTTATTATTGAACCTGTGGAAGGTGCCGCCGCAATAAAAGCGGCGATTGTGCCTGTCACACTTGAATATTCAACACTTAACCCACTTCAATAAAGGAGAACAAACTCATGTCCCGTGCTTATGGCTGGAATGCCCGAATGCTATTAGGTTTTGAACCGACATATGGAACACCACCGCTACCCGCTAATTTTCACATGATCCCTTTTGTATCCAGTGATTTGGATTCATCACAAGGGTTGATTGAATCAAATGTGCTTGGTCTTGGACGTGATCCCACTGCGCCATTTCAAGATGTGATCAATGTTGACGGCGATATTGTTGTTCCCGTTGATCTTCGCAATGTTGGGTTATGGCTCAAAGCATTATTAAATGCACCAACCACAACAGGCGATGATCCCTACACCCATGTCTTCAAGTCAGGTGCGATCACACTACCAAGCATCGCTATTGAAACAGGTCTTCCTGAAATTCCTGATTATCCATTATTTACAGGTGTGCGTGTAAACAGCATGGCTTTTAATTTTGCCAGATCAGGTGAAGCGCAAATCACAGTCGGACTTATTGGTCAGGGTGAAAGACCACAAGTGGTCTCTATCAGTGATAGCGAGATTGAGTATGAATATAACAGGTTTTCACAATTCCAAGGCTCAATCAAACAAGGTGGAACAGTTCTGGCCAATGTGACCTCGGCCTCTGTGACTTACAGTAATAATCTAGAGAAAATCGAAACCATCCGTGATGACGGTAAGATTGATGGTGTTGATCCAGGTGTTGCAATGCTCAGTGGCAATATTGCCGTTCGTTATGCTGATAATAGCCTCATGGATAATGCACGGGCCGGCACACCGATTGATTTGGAATTATCTTATATCATCGATGAGACACGCCAGCTTGTGATCACATGTCACGAGGTATATTTACCAAAACCCAAACGATCCGTGTCTGGTCCGAACGGTATCGAAGCTTCTTATGATTTCCAAGGCGCGAATGATGTGAGCGTTGGAAACATGATGACAATAACCCTAATCAATGATGTGGAAATTTATTAAAGTTTCATTACTTGACCAGAACGTTCTCTTTGAGAAGGTTGACTACGCTGTGCATACCCTGCACAAACGGCTTTCGCTTCTTCAATAATTTCTTCTCTCTGATCTTCGTTTTTACCGGATAAAACTTCTGATAAGTCGAGACCATAAGTACCGTGTCTAAAACTTCCATCAGCCACCATAACTGATGCGACTTCTTGGCCACATGTTTTTGAAAATGCTTCTGCAGCTACATTAGCAGAAGGTGCTTTTAAAATTGATCCTATTACATTGTCAGTCATAATTATTATCTCCCTATTAATTAATATGGTAATATAATCAGGTTATAAAGTCAAGTGAAAAAGCAAAAGCTCTCAATAAAGAGAGCTTTGCGGCCTAAGATCGAGATCGTTAGGTGGAATAAGACATACTACAACACATAATGAAAGATAAATCATGCTTAAACTTAATATTCAAACAGAACCTTATTGGATTAACCTTGGCCTTAGCGTCAAGGTGCAAGTCCGACCATGCACCAGCCCTATATTTTATGCTGCGCGTGCCTTCATGAATAAACGCTTGCAGGATATTGGCGAAGAATACCGCAAACGCAAAGAGATCGGCGCATCATTGGAAGATCTTCCTGATATCGAAAACCCTGAGATCAGAGAAGCGCTGGCAGAAGAATATTTGGCTCGGGGATTAGCACGATCAGCGATCATTGATTGGGAGGGCATATTGGAAGCGGACGGCGATTCAAAAGCCCCTGTTACGCCTGAGAAAATTGATGAATTAATGACAGGATTCTGGTCAATCGCTGCCAGCTTTTCACAACAATATACGGGAGTGAGGGAGTTGATCGAAGCCGAAAAAAAAGACTTGAACGCCGAGCCGAATGGCACTTCGGGGACGGTGCAAGCTACTGCCAAAACTGCCCCGAAACGTGTGCGGAATGCCCCTTCGAAGAAAACAGCCCAAAAAGCCTAGAGGGCTTTGAAGCATGGGACGTTGTAATCCGTATCGCCCCTCAAATTAGACAAGATTTCCCATTATCTGATGCGCTCACTTTAGCGCAAATGTTGGGATATAAGAGTTACGCCATGGGTGAGTTCCTGCCAGCCATTGCCCGTGGCGTGACATCTGCACTTTTAAACAAACACTGAAATTTATTGATACATGCGTTCACAAAAAACAATGTCGATCCGCTTGGCGGTGGTTGATGGAAAGAAGGTTGAAGACCAATTCCAACGTATCGGTGGAACAGGCGAAAAAGCCTTTAACCGTATTACACGATCCACCACGCCTGCGAACGCATCTTTAAAAGCCGTTGATACGACCGCACGCGCATTAAACAGTGTATTTCGTCAGGCTGTTGGTTTGGTGGCCGCATATGCTGGACTCAATGGATTGTTTAATTCTGCGCGGTCTATCAATGAAACAGGAATGGCGTTTCAAGGGGTTAGCACTGCGCTGGTATCAATTACAGGATCATCCAAACAAGCCGCCGATGAAATGGCGTATTTGGAAAGTGAATCCGAACGCCTTGGTCTTAATCTGCTTGAGATTTCAAAATCCTATATGCAGATTACGGCGGCTGCCAAAGGCACAACTTTGGAGGGGCAAGCCACACGCGATATATTCACGGCCATTGGTGAAGCGGCGACAGTTTTACAATTATCGACAGATCAAACCAATGGTGCAATTCGCGCTATTACGCAAGTGATGTCTAAAGGGAAGGTGCAGGCCGAGGAACTCCGTGGTCAATTGGGTGAGCGACTTTATGGTGCATTTCAATTGGCAGCACGCGGTATGGGCATTACAACAGCCGAGCTTGATAAAATGCTCGAACAAGGAAAGGTTATCGCCGAAGATTTCTTACCTAAATTCGCTGCTGAAATCCGCAAGACATTCGGTGATGGTGTGCCTGCCGCATCTCAAAATGCCAGAGCCGAGCTAAACAGATTTAATAATGCCATTTTAGAAATTGAACGCTCCATTGCCGCTGGTGGATTTATTGATGGTATGACTGAAGGGTATCGCACATTAACCGATACTCTCAATGATCCAGCCATCCAAAATGCTGCACATGATCTTGGCGAAACATTAGGGTCAGTGATTGCAACAACAGCCGAAGGATTGGCATTTTTTATTGAGAATGCAGATCTCGCAGTAACTGCCATTGGCGGTTTGATTATTGCCAGAACAGTTGCTGGTGGTGTCACACTCCTCAATACATCCATTGCTGGGAATGCTGGATTAATCTTTGGCCTTCAGATGGCCAATAGTTTAGCAACGGGATTTGCGGCTCGTCTTATTGCTGTTGAGGGTGCGACGAAGCTAGCTTCCATTGCCATGATTGGCTTTCGATCAGCATTAATGTTGGTGGGTGGACCAGTCGGAGTGGCTGTTCTTGCTGGCGTAGCAATTTTAAAACTGGCATCAGGTCATGATGTTGCACGCAAAGCAGCCAATGATCATGTTGAGGAACTCAAAGAGATCAAGCAGCAATTGATGGAAACAGCGGATGCCGCTGATGATGCAACCGAAGCCTTAAGTGAAACCGAAAGCGTTTATCGCTATACCAAACAGCTTGAGACTGCCAAAGATAATATCGAAGCGCTCCAAAAACAACTTCGCCTCGGTGGGATTGGTGGATTTTGGGATCAGTTTTTTCGCGCTGGAACAGATCTGGAAGGTAATCTCTATCAAATCAGAAAGGCGTTTAATTCAGGGCAATTATCTGCCACAGAATATTCGGATGCCTTGTTCAAATTGGCGACTAAATATCCTGATTTTGGTGAACAAGCCGAAGACATTCAGCAACAAGTCCATGCCCTGCTTGCAGCAGAGTTAGCAGCAAAACGCGCAGCCGCCGCATTAGATAATATCCGCCAGCCACAGGCTGATTCAAATTCGCCTGAACAACCATCCCCAACAGAAAAACAGGCTGTGCCTGCCTTGTCTGATAGTGAGCGATCTAAAATACAAAAACGTATTTCAGAATTACAAATTGAAGAAGGCGCTCTGCAACGATTAAATCGCGCCAGATTACAAGGAAGCGATGCTCTTAAAAAGGCGATGATTGGCAATGAACAAGATCAAGCCTTAAGAAAATTAGGATTAGATTTAACAGGCGCACAAACCGAAGAGCATGAGGCTTATGCATCGGAGGTGCGAGATCTGGTTGCAGATATCTATAATCTGCAGACATCTGAAACATCCTATCGCAAATCACAAAATGAAAGCATCAAAGCCGAGGAAAAACGCCGTGAATTGATAGCTGATATTCGTATGCAATATCATGAGTTAACAGATGCCATGGGCGCGGCTATTTCTAAAGCTAATACTTGGAAAACGGAAGCTTTATCAAGTCTTGATCGAACCAAAGCTGGCTATGATGAATTCGCATCACAAGTCGAAACGATCTATCAAGATATGATCGCCAAGGCCCGTGATGAAGATTTACAAAATTCTAAAATTTGGGAAGATGGATTAAAGCGTGGGTTTCGATCTGTATTTGATGAGGCCAGTGACGCAGCATCGGGCGCAGAAAATCTTGTCACCAAAGCCTTTGGCAGCATGGAAGATGCGCTGGTTGATTTTGTTAAAACAGGCAAGCTCGATTTTGCATCACTGGCCGATTCCAGCGATCATTTATCATCAAAGTCAGTTTCGCCATTTGTTTTTGCTGGCGCACCTAAATTCCACACGGGTGGCATTGTTGGTGATGAAGTGCCAATTATTGCGAAGCGTGGCGAGGCCGTCTTTACGCCAGGACAAATGAAACTACTCGGTGGTGCGCTTGGATCATCTGATAAAGTCAATGTGCGCGTTAATGTTCACAACCATGCGAGTAATGCCACTGCGCGTGCAGATGTGCAAAGAGATGGATCAGGTGGATTGGATCTGAATATCATTATTGAAGAGATCGAAAACACAATGACACGTAATGTTTCACGCGGAGAGGGCATGGCCCCAACATTGGAACGTCGATATGGTCTTAATCCTGCAGCAGGGAGCTATCGTTAATTTATTGAAAATAATATAATTAAAATGCATTATAATTATATGAAGATAATAATTAGACCTTATGAAGATAAAGATGCACAAATGGTGCTTGAGGTACATAGGGATGCTGTACACAATACTGCGGCTAAAGACTATGAAAAAATAATACTTGATGAATGGTCTAAACCTGTTGACGAAGATCGCTTACGTAAGTTTCGTACAGAAAATTCTGCAGATGTTAGAGTTACAGCTGAAATTGATGGCATAATTGTCGGCTTTGGTGAATTAATCACTAATGAAAACATTTTAGGTGCATGCTATGTTTCATCAGCCGCGTCAGGCAAAGGTGTCGGTAGAGCCATCATATCTGAATTAGAAAAAATTGCAGTGGAAAAAGGTTTGAAATATCTTTCCATGGATAGCTCGGTTACTGCCGCATCATTTTATAGTTCGTGCGGATATTCTGAATTAGAGCGAGGAGAGCATAAACTAAGAAGCGGAAAAAGAATGGCCTGTGTTAAAATGCATAAGAATTTGTAGTTACATAGTAATTATAGCTGATAGCCACCTTTGGGTGGCTTTTTTATTGGAGTTTTCATGACCACGATTACATGGCCAGACACATTACCGTTACCCACAGTTAAAGGATATAATGTTGAACCCGGCGAAACAATCATCCGTACAGAAATGGATGCAGGATTAGCACGGCATCGCAGGCGCTTTACGGATGTTCCAAGTAAAGTGTCTGTGCGCTGGATCATGCGCCGTGATCAATACGCAATTTTTGAAGGATGGTATCGATGGCATGCACGCGAGGGTGCGAGCTTTTTTACAATCAACCTTCTTGGTGGGTTGGGATTGCTGGATCAAGAGGCTCGTTTTACACGGCAATTTTCATCAAAACTACTCGCTGGTGGCACATTATGGGAGGTGACATCCGAGCTGGAGATTAGAAAGCGACCTGTCTTGGAAGAAGGCATTCTTAATTTGCTCTTAAGCGAAGACCCTCAAAGTCTTGTTCTGATCAGCAATCAATTACACCAGCTTGTGCATTACGAATTACCGATAATATATAAAGGATTTATCGCATGACACTCCAACAGGATTTACAAAATGCTATTGCCCTTGTGCAGGCCGACAGTCAGATATTACATGACATTATTCATGGTGGAATTAACACGACCACTCAAACTGAAAATGGCCCTGTGATCTCCCCTGCAAAGGCCGTGCATGATATTGAAAATACGATCCAAACATCACTGACTGATTTGGGTATAACGGCCACACTTTTAAATCAGTCTGTTGAGCAAGCCGAACTCCATGAAATGAATGCGAGAAGCTATGCAGAGACAGCATTATCTTATACGCAAGCTCTGAACCTTCCTGATAACTTGCAAGGACAAGCAGGCAAACTTCTCGCCATTAATGCCCAAGAAGATGGCTATGAAGTGATTGAATCCCAGTCCATATTTTATGGGCTGAGGCTTAACGGTGCAGAGCTTTTATTTGAAACAGGTAGTGGCGCATTTATTGAAGACGATTTTGCAACATGGATAATCACTCTTCCGGGAGTTGATTTCTCAATTTCAAATACTGGTGATCTCACTATGACATTTTAACCAACGACAAAGGATAACTCATGACGACATTGAATTTAGGCAATATTCGTTTTAATTGGCGCGGTGCATATGATGCACAAGCCACCTATAAACCGCGTGATGTGGTTTCGCATCAAGGCTCAAGCTATGTGGCTCTGATTGAAAATACAAATACATCTCTCAGCGATATAAGCGCATGGAATCTTATGGCGGCAGGAACAGATCAACTGGCGCATGAAGGTGATCTCTTAACGCATGACGGTAATATTCCTGTCCGTTTACAACGTGGTCAAAACGCACAAATTTTACAAATGAATGGCAATCAAGTGCAATGGAACGATCAAGGGATGCACCCTTCAAATCGGGTTGCCAAACTTGCCAAGGTCAATGGCCAAGGTGGATTTTATACGCGTGCTTACTTAATGGCTGACAGCACAATAAAAGCCTGCGGTTATGGGAGTAATTTTTCAAATGGCGATCCCAATGCCAAGCACATTTACACACCCTCTCGTGTTGTTGTGCGAAGCATTGATGATGTAAGATTCACAGATGTTTTTATGGGAGGACAACAAAATTATGCGCTGACTAAAGATGGTGATGTGTATTCATGGGGCTATAATAACTATGGTCAGCTTGGTCATGGCGATACCGTTTCAAGGTCGGAAGCCACAAAAATAGATTTTTTCACGGATAACAATATCAAAATTGTAAAAATCGTGGCAGATCGACCCAATTATTACGATTATAGTTGTGCTTTGTTTTTAACCGACCAAGGTCATGTTTATGGCGTTGGATATAACAATAATGGCCAACTTGGTAACGGAACAACCGCCAATCAATCAATTCCTGTTCGTTGCGGTGCTTTGACCGATATTGTCGATATTCGATTATCAGGATTACCGCATGCGGCATTTGCTGTTCAAGATAATGGCCAGCTTTGGGTTTGGGGTTATAACAATGTCGGACAGCTTGGGCTTGGTGACACAACCAATCGTCTAACGCCGACCATGCATAACACCATGAATAACGTTGTTAAGGCTATTCCAGCTTGTGGCTATAACACTGCAGGCGCATCACCAACAGGACACGGAATTGTTTTACTGGATGACGGAACAATATGGACATGTGGCTATAATGCCTATGGACAATTAGGGCATGGTGATACTGTTAATAAGACCAGCTTTGTTCAAATTAATATTGCAGAAACCTTTATTGATATTGAAACAGGTGATGGCCGCTATCCGACTTGTTTAGGGATTACTGATAATCAAGAAATCTATATTTGGGGTCACAATGGTTACGGTCAGTGCGGTGTTGGAGATACAGCTAATCAAACATCACCAGTCAAACCCAATGCTCCTTTTCAAGGATCGGTTTCAAGAGCAATGGTGAGTGGCGGGGCATCTTATGAAGGGGTTGTCTTGGAGGCCTCTGGTAAATTATGGGCTGCTGGCTATAACGCTCATGGCAATATTGCTGTGAATAGCGGTGCAACAACCAATAATGAATTTTTACCAGTTCTTGGTTTATCGGGCGACATTGAAGATTGGAATATTTATGGGCAAGGCACTGCAAGTTGGGGCATAGGTGTTCTTTATAGTGATGGCCGTGTCGATGCCTGTGGTGCAAATGCATCTTATGGTGAGACAGGAACACAAGTCGGCAATCTGCACAATGTTTTCACCCTCAAAAATGTTCTCTTCTAAACTCTAAACACAACAAGGAAATATCATGACGATTAAAGCCTATAAAAACGGCAAAGCACCTCGCTTTGACGAAATTAAACACACGCCTGTTCATTTAGGTGAAATTGATGGATGCCATCATTATGCCTTTCCAAAGGGCATGACACCACCCAAAGGTGGGAAGACTGTGAAAGGTGATGACCTCAAAGAGATTTTATCTCAATCACCCATCATATCGAATGTTAAAATTAAAGCCGCAGAGCGTATCTTAGATATTGCACCTTCATGGCGACAGCAAAATGCCCTTAGTGATTTAGTGAGATTACAAAATAAATCGAAGCCAATAGGGGATGAAAAAGAACGCTTAATTGAATCTGAATCCTTACTCGCATCGATTGAAGCTATTAGAGAACGATCCAACCAAATCGAAACCGATATCTGTAATGGGATAATTATTGATCTTGAAGTGGACGCAACATGGATCATCGAAAAAGATGACTGATGCGACATTATCACAAGCCTTGAGAGAGGCTTATGCCTCTGCGCCCAGTGATGTTGTGATCTTACATACGCTGGAGCTTCGCCATCCCTCTTTTATTGATGATAATGGCGATAATATTGCGATCCGTGTTGTGCGTGATAATTCTGATCTGAGTGCGGCGCTGGAGGCGACTGCACCTCTCAATGCAGGCGAATTTGTTGAATTTATTGCCATGGGGTTTGATTTGGAATTGCCTGCGGTGAATACTGCGCCCGTTCCTGAGATCTCAATCACGCTGGATAATGTCAGCCGTGAGATTGTTACGCATTTAGATGCTGCGGTCGAAACCCAAGATAAAATTGAAATCACCTATCGCCCTTATTTATCGGATGATCTCCAAGGGCCGCAAATGGACCCACCATTCACACTCATTTTGACCGAGGTCAGTGCAGATGCTGCGCGTGTGACAGGCAAAGCACGCATGCTTGATATTGGGAATAAGGCCTTTCCATCAGAAACTTACAACGCTTTTCGATTTACAGGCTTAACAAGATAAGGAGGCACGATGACACATTGGGCAATAGATTATATCGGCAAACCTTGGGTGGTGGCGAGTGATGGGCCAGAGGCTTATGATTGTTGGGGACTGATCGTTGCTATCCATAAACGGCTTTATGATCGTGCGCTGGAGATTATTCCTGTTGAAGAAAACAATCTCCGCCAGCTGATCAAAACCATTAATGCATCGCCCGAGCGTGCAAATTGGGATGTGGTTCATGAAGCCCTTGAGGGTGATATTGCTCTCATGCGTCAATCACGCCATCCGATCCATGTCGGTATTTGGCTCGATATTGATGGCGGTGGCATGCTTCATTCCATGCAAGGCGCTGGGGTCGTCTTTCAAAACTTAAATAGTCTGGCCTTAACAGGTTGGAAAATCGAAAATTATTATCGTTACAAGGGTGAATAATCATGGCTCAAATTGCCATTCATCATAATCCGTTTCAGTTACATGAAAATGTTGAGCTGTTTACACCGCGTGAACATCACACCATTCGGAGCTGGTTGGATACACAAGGTATCACTGAATTTACAAAGCCAACAGTGTGCCTTGTTAATGGTGATCCTGTATTACGCAGTGATTGGGCATTCACCCATATCAATGACGATATGGTTGTGAGTTTTGTATCCCTGCCACAAGGGGGCGGTGGTGGTAAAATACTGCGGACTGTTTTATCCATTGCCATTATGGTAGCGGCACCATATGCAGGCGCGGCATTGGCAGGGACGCTCGGTGTGACATCTGCGATTGGAACATCTTTGATTACAGCCGCCGTTGGTTTTGCCGGATCAGCATTATTGAATGCGCTTATTCCACCACCAAGCCCATCATCACCCATTAGCAATTTCAATACGAGCAGTCCAAGTCCGACTTATTCATTGCAAGCACAGGGAAATCAAGCACGGCTTGGTGAACCTATTCCATGTATGTATGGCCGTCATATCGTTTATCCTGATTTTGGATCAACGCCATATTCAGAGTTTGAGAATAATGATCAATTTTTGTTTCAGCTCCATGTGATTGGACAAGGCGAATATGATGTGGAGACCATTCGCATTGAAGATACGCCGATCACGTCATTTTCAGAGATTACGCATGAGATCATACCACCAAATGGAGCAGTCACATTATTCGATACCGATGTGGTCACCGCACCTGAAGTTGCCGGACAAGAATTATTAAGTACAGGCGATGGCGGTGCATGGATTGGGCCATTTGTTGTTAATCCAGCCGAAACCCAAACCGAAATGCTCGCTCTAGATATTGCGTTGTCACGGGGTCTTTATTACGCCAATGACAGTGGCAGCCTGAATAATCGCACAGTTACTTGGGATATTCAGGCACGCTTAATTGATGATGACGGCGTGGCCATCGGATCATGGATCACGATTGGATCAGAAACCATCACGGATAACAGCAATACGCCGATCCGTAAAACATATAAATATGCTGTGAGTGCTGGGCGATATGAAGTGCAAGCCATTCGCACCAATGCCAAAGATACATCTTCACGCGCTGGGAATGATTTGAACTGGAATGCTGTCAAAGCGCATCTGGTTTCGAATGATAATTTTGGTGATGTGACATTATTGGCTCTCAAAACGCGTGCCACTGATAATCTCTCACAACGCTCATCACGGATGGTCAATGTCATCGCAACCCGTAAATTACCAATATGGGATGAAGTCAATGGATGGTCCACGCCTCAAATAACAAGGTCTATTGCATGGGCATGTGCTGATATTCTAAAAGCCAATTATGGTGCAAAATTAGATGATGGCCGTATTGATCTCCAAGCCTTAAAAACGCTGGATGATATTTGGAGCGTAAGAGGCGACACATTCAACGGTATCTTTGATCGCAAGCTCACTGTTTGGGAGGCACTATCCCAAGTCGCAAGATGCGGTCGGGCTGTTGCCTTTTTGCAGGGTGGGACTATTCGGTTTGTCAGGGATGAATCCAAAACACTGCCTGTTGCATTATTCTCACCACGCAACATCATCAAAAATAGTTTCAAAATTGATTATGTTATGCCAGGCGAAGATACAGCCGACAGCGTCACCGTTGAGTTCTTCAATGAAAAAACATGGAAACCTGATGAGATCACAGCAAGTTTGCCTGATAGTAATGCTGACCAACCAGCTACCGTGTCTTTGTTTGGATGTAGCAATAAAGATCATGCGTTGCGTGAAGGTCTTTATATGGCAGCGGCAAATCGCTATCGCAGGCGCTTAGTGAATTTTAAAACAGAATTGGAAGGATTAATTCCAACCTATGGGGATTTAATCGCCGTATCGCATGACATGCCTCGCTGGGGTCAGGCTGGTGATATTACATCGCATGACGACCCATATCTTGATTTATCCGAGCCTGTTGATTTTAGCGATGGTGAAAACCATTACATCGTTCTGCGTCAAAAAGACGGATCAGTCAGTGGACCATGGTTGGTTGCCGCTGGTCAAAATAGCCGTCAGGTCAAACTCGAAGAAGACATTGATTTCACACCCTATACGGGTAACGAGGAAGAGCGCACCCATTTCACGTTCGGCATTGGTGAAACATGGGGTGTTTTATCACGCGTGACAGGCGTGCGCCCTCGCGGTAACGAGGTCGAAATATCATCCGTTGTTGAAAACGCAATGGTTCACAGCGCCGATCAAATTTAACTACCCACCAAAAACTTAAAATAAAGGAAAAGACTATGACACTCACATACGTGGCCATGGTGCTGGGCATTCTTGTCAACAGCATCGGGCTTATCATCACCCTCATCAAAGTAACCTCAAAAATCACAACACAAAATGCTGTTCAAACCGAGCGCATCAAAACACTCGAGCATCAGGTCAATAACGACATCACAGGTCGCAAAGTGGTCAGTGAAATGCGCCAGGACTTGGCAGTCATTAAATCACAAATCAAAGACATCAAACGAAGCCTTCAACATTTTAACAAAGGAGAATAAAATATGCTTACATTACTCGGATCATTACTCGGATTTATATCATCGACCTTTCCAGATCTCTTAAATATTTGGAAAGATCGCGCCGACCGAACCCACGAACTGGCCATCATGGATCGGCAGATGGAAGCGCAAAAGCTCAACTGTGCGCCCCATGATCACCTACGCTTTCTTTGTCCTATTTGCCACTGTCAAAATTGCTGCGTTATTTCAACTTCTCAATAGTGGGTTCACGGTGGCCGATAGCTTAATCATTATCTGGGACGGTGAAACCCAAGCCTTATTCGCTGCGGTCATGTCCTTCTGGTTTGGCCAGCGTGCACTAACAAAATTGCGTGAGGGTTAGATCATGCGTCATATTACACACTTGGAGCGCCCGAATGGGGCGACTAAACGTCGCGCCATTAGTGACAAGGGTATCAATATAATCAAACGGTTCGAGGGTTTCTCTCCAACCGTTTATTTTTGTCCGGCTGGTTATCCAACAATAGGTTATGGCCACGTTGTTTTAGATCATGAGAATTTCAGTAAAGGTGTTTCAAAGCGCCAAGCTGAAGCATTATTGAGAAAAGACGCACAGATTGCAGAGCGTGCAGTTTTGCGCTTAATTGATGAACCATTAACAGATGGTCAATTTGATGCGCTGGTATCATTTACCTATAATTTAGGAGGAGGAGCGCTTCAACGCTCCACTCTTCGCCGTGTTATTAATCGCGGTGACCATCACGATGTTCGACGACAGCTCATGCGCTGGGTTTGGGCTGGTGGTAAAAAACTTAATGGCTTAATACGGCGAAGAAAAGCCGAAGCCGATCTTTATCAAATGTAAAACAAACCATAGATATTTATTTAACTCAATATTTAATTTTTCATATTGCAATTTAGTGATTTATCTTGTATAACTTCTATGTTTAAGGAATTTAAAATATGAATAACACGCAACATATGGCCTATGCAGGCGCAATTGAGAGATATTTAGATTCACGAGAAGCTTCTGATGTTCTCAGAAGCGCTCAGGCTGATTGTATTCATGCAATTGGCGATGCTTGGTCTCAAGGTGAAAAAGCCATTTTTGTGGATTCTCCTACAGGTAGTGGTAAGACTGTTATATTCATTTCTTTGTTCCGAGCATTGCAACAGGGGTTAGGATATCTTCCGCGCGGTATTATTTTAGAGCCTAAAAACTTATTAATTGGCCAAACAGTGGATCGGTTTGGCGAGTTTTGCTCTGATTGGGGTGATATTAGAACAAAAGTAGGCGTTTATAACTATAAATCTAAAGTCCGTTCTAAGCGTATAACTGCGACGACATATCAAAGTTCAACAGGCGCTTTTTTTGATGGTCGCTTAAATCCTTCAGATTATCCTTTTTGGATTATCGACGAGGCGCATAAGGCTCTTTCAAAAAGACGACTTGAAGTTATTCAGTCAGCACCAAATGCTTTACAAACAGCATTTACTGCAACACCAGCATATAGTTTGGATCGAACTCTTGAGGAACATTTTTCTTTAGCATACCGTTTAACTCCAGAAGAGGCCTGTGATTCTGGTCTTATTTCTGGGATCAAAAATGTTTTAATTGAAAGTAAGGTCATTAATTTAGATGAGGTAAGCACTCATCATGGAGATTTTGATAAAGATGACCTGACTAAAAAGATTAATATTACTGAAAGAAATATTGCGGGTATTCGCTTCTATCAAGAAGTTTTAAAATCCCCTGCTGTTAAGTTTTCAGGAGAAAAAGCTATTGGTTTTTGTGGAAACATACAACACGCAAAAGACGTTGCTGATTTGTTTAATAAGGAACATGAACAGGTAATTGCTGCTGCTCTTCACAGCGATCAATCACCGAGTGAGAGATATGATATTTTACAACGTTATAAACGTGGAGAAATTAAAATACTAACTTCTGCCGACATGTTAATTGAAGGTTTTGATGATCATGAAACAGGTATAGTTCTTAATTTTGCACCTTCCAAATCCTTTGTTACTGTTGGACAAAGGGGCGGGAGGGGGTGCCGTATCAACCCATTTAACTTGAGTAAAATATGTATTGTTGCAGACATATGGGATAGCAATACTCAGAAAAATACTGGCATCACATATGCTGAATATTTAGGTCGTGCTGATCTGATACCTCAGCATGTCAATTTTAATGATAATTTATTCTTTAAATCAGGTGCTTCATTCTTAGGTCGGAAAGATATAGAAGATGCCAATTCACTCAATATTGATGGGTTAAGGGTTATTTTTGATGAGAAAGAAATTCTGACTATTGCTAGAAATAGAAAGCTATCTACACAATTCGTATCTAATTTAGGGCCTAAATCAATTGAATGGTTTGATAAATCCCAAATGCGTAATGCTGTTGGAGGGGATTATTATCGAATTAGAAAAATATATGATGATTTGATTGCTCAGAAACAAAGAGGAGAGCAGCCTATGCTGGACGGTCAGCTAGTAGAGTGTGGTTTTCAAAGTAGTTTTGGCTATAAGGTTTTCTGTATTCACAACCGACATGTGAGTAATATTAAAAAGCATATTGGACGCCATAGAGAGAAAACCAATGATTGGCTAACATCAGCAGATGTCTCAAGAAAGTATAAAATTGCAACAAGAAGAACTCACGCTATATTTTCTGATTGGAGAGAAAATCGCGATAATGGTCGCCCTTGTTATTTACCTGAAACAACTGAAAAGGTAACTGTTGGCTATTTCTGGAGTTTTGCTAAACAAGCATTTTGTGTGCATCAAAGTGATGCTGAGAAATTAGCAAAAATACTTAAGCCTCATGCTAAAGTTGCAGCTGCTACATCTGATTGGCTTTCAAAAGATCAGATGGCTAAGGAGCTACGTATAGATAGAAATAAAGTTGCCGCAGCTTATGAAATGCTTTCGGCACAAGCAGCGGAAACCGATAATGCTCCTAAACACCTTGGGCAAGAAGTAAAAATTGAATTCAGACGATCAGCGCGTGGTAATAAAGAAGCATATTACGTTCATCGATCTTCTTCATCAACGATTAAGGCTTTGGCTACTACAGTAAAGCTCCCACCTAGAAAACAGAAAGTCGTATAGGTGTAAAATGGCTATTGATTATCTCAGAGACTATCCTTTTGAAGTTGCTCCAGACACTTGGGGTCTCAACGATACTTTTCTAAATATAATTAGAGAAAAAGAGTCTTTATGGGCAAGTCATGGATTAACATGGACAATGGGTGTTGAAAGAGAAGTAAAACTTTTATCTCCTAACGAGTTTGACGACTTTATAAAGAAAAGTTATCCAACAAATTCTGAAAGTGAATTAATAAAAATAGACTCCCAATTAGCTAATTCATTTAATGCACGACGAAATCTCATGCCTTATGATAGCTATCGCAATCGTTATTCTGAAGTTGAAATGTTGGTATCTGAAGAAATTCGTAAACGAGTTTTTCATGCAAGAACGCCACTAGAAATTGAGCGTGTTCGACAAGAAGAGAAGGAATTTAATCGTATAAAAGAGACTTGGGGATATTCAGAAAAAAGCCGACGAGATTTAGTTTTGTCGTACCTTCATATTTTTCCTGAAGCACAAGGTGGTATGGCAGACCTAATTGAATATCGTTTTGGTCAAGCAGGGCACGGTCGTGGATGGTATGATGGCAAATCTATCGTTGAATTCCGAACGCCCCCGATTGACGGGATGATTAATGCGATTGAAAAATATAACAAAATTTTATGGGGGATAAAAACTGCCTCACAGAGGTTTGGTCTTATACCTGTTTTGACAGGTGGCGCTGTTGAGCCCCACTTGCATTTTAGTTTTAAGGTTAGAGAGGAAAGTAGTCAAAAAAATCTTACGGGCTTCGATGATGATGATAGTCAAAACTTTATGCTTAAAGCTCTGCAAGGTTATTTTGAACTCTTAGAAAAATCTCCTGCTTTGATTACAAATGATCTTCCTGATGAGTTGGTTAGAAATACTCAATTAAAGGCCTTACCGTCAAGAGCCTCTTCTTTAAGGATTTGTGAAGATACTATGGAAGTCCGTATGGATATATCACATTTAGCAAGAAATATGGCTCTCTTAATTGCGGGGTGTAGTGTTTATGCTTTTGGTAAAGATAACCTTATAGAAAGCAAAGAAAACGATGGCTTATCTATGGCAGATTATATTGTCATCCCTGATGCTTTGAAAGCTAGATTTACTTCTATTTCCTCAACTTTGGAAAGTTGCCGTCTCGACGAAGATGGTTATTTGGTGCCTGATGAGAGTACTGTTAGTTGGAATATGAAAGGGATGAATGTTGAAGCTGGAGTAACACCAAAGGATGTCACTGCCCCTTCAGTCGATGGGCATGGGCAATATACGTTAGCAGATTGGGAAGGTTGGTATCTTTCATTAAAAAAGCTGAAATATAAAGATGGTCAAGTAGAGGTTTCAGAATTACCCAAGGAGTTGCAACCTATTTTTTCCAAGCTAAACGGTTTATCAACTGTTAGACGTCCATATTTTCGAAAACTTAATAATGAGACAAACATACTTGCAGACAAGTTAGACGATCAAGCAGATCAAGCTATTTTAAAGCGTGCTTTTGGTGAGGCTCATGGAAGTTCTGTTATTGGTTTTTATAAGCAGGCTGATTCTGATAATAGAATTAGAAAAGCAGGAGCTGTTGTAAATAGTGTTCTAATGGACGCAGATGATTTAGACAAACCTAACTCTGATATTGCTGAAAAAATATACGATGTTCTCTTTAAATCTATAGCGGATTGCTTAGATAAAACAAATGGTAAGTCAGGAATACCTGACATACGAACCCTTCATACGCTAACACAAAGAAGATTGTCTGATCTTTCTTTAGAAGCGGAATTGACGGCAGCGTCAGGAATCACAAGTAACGCACAAATAGACGCTTTAGGGGATTTAACAGACGAGGCAAAAAAACCATTTGAAGATGTTTCTCGTTTTTCCAAAGTTATTGCTAGCAATGTTTTTGATCTTTTTGAAGAAGAAATTAGGCAGGGTGTAAGTGGGCTTTCAAATATCCTTTTACCTTATATGATCGAAACATTTATGATGGTAGATCATGTCTACACATTAATGAATGTAGGTGAAGAACGACAAAGAATATTACATTCTATGGATGTAACACTTGAAAATGAACTTAATGCTTTAGATGACAAAGTAAAACCAGAAAATATTGAGTTTTGGAACTTTTGTAAAGCTGCTGTAAAAGGAAGTGTAGAAAGAATTAAAGGTGGCCCAGCAGATAATGGTGACCTTCCTATCCCTGAATTTTCTAAACATGGAATCAAAGTGGCTTTGTAGAAAAATCATTTTTTTCTTTGCTGCCTGAAAGCTTGTCGGTATTATAGTTTTATGAGCGATACACCTAAATTTAATATTAACGAAATCATATCCTTTTACAATTCTAACTCAATTGCAAACACGAATAATGCCATTATTGAAAATATGATTGCACAAGCCAAATTTGATAATAATTCTAATACTATTGCACTGATAGGTACAGGTGGAACATTATCATCGGCCTACAGCCCAAGAAATGAAACAATTATTCCAGGTCGCTATGCAGCAGCAGGAATTGTTTTGAACAATCTAAAAAGTAATTTTGGAGTTGTTGACTACCCTTTTTCATCAATCGATTTGTTTGCTAAAGATAGCCGTGATGTAACAAATGATGATTTAAAATTTTTAATTGATTTTATTTCATCTATTGAAAATGAAAAAATATTAATTGTAACGGGAACTTATATGTTGCCTCGTATAGCAAAGCTATTGATAAGTGTCGTTCCTCAGACTTCTAGAAAAGTTATTGGGTTGACTGGGGCGATGTTACCGCTTGGATTTTTAGGAAGTGATGCCAGTGCTAATATTGTTGCAACGACTGCAATAATTAATGATCGTTTTGCTTCCCAAGCGAACAATCGTATTTTTCTATCCTTTCATGGGAATGTTTATGATAACTTAAATGCAATAGAAGCTTTAGATTTTCATCCTCCTGAATTTGATAATAAAGTTATTTTATATCCGAAAGCATCCGCTGTTGAAGTCGATGGATCATGACTTCACCGGAAAGTAATAATGCGTACTATGGAGAGGTTTTAAGCACAAAGTTTAATGAGAGCCGTTGGATTTGATTTGCCTTTTTGATCTTTTGCATCAGCAAATGTTTGATCGAGCCATGCAGCTTTGCCTTTGATTGTTGGTGCAATATCAACATCAACGACATTTTGTTTTGTTGATGCCCCCGCATTGCTTCTATCAATCACTACACCACTATTATTTTGTTTAAACGCACTAGCTGCAGATAACGCTTTCAATGACGCTTTTTCCATTGTTGTCATACGTTCGAATATACCTTCGCGAATTGGTTCTGCGATATCATCAAGTATGTTGAGATCAGGCATGATCTCTTTCACATCAGATTGATCAAGCACTTTGAAGAAGTCGCCCAGTGCCAATATTTCTTTTTTCACCTCAACAAGATATTTTGTATCCGTGCCTTGTTCATGGAGTGCGTCAATCTTGTCACTGATAGAACGGCTAAAAACCGTAAATGATTTCTCACCTGACAATGTTGACTTGATTGCATCATATAACACATGACCTAATAAGCGCTGTTCATTATGTGTGGGGGCATTTAACGCCATCGCACCTGTATCAAATAATCCAGCTGTGTTTGTCTCTGCATCAACACAGAGGTTTGCCCCATGTGTGTCGTGGTCAAACTTACCGCCTGAGAGGATATTACCGATTTGGAATGTGATATAACCTTTGGCAAAATCTTTCTTATAAGCATGCTCTTGTGGCGTTGTATTTGGCAACTCATTGAACACGGGTCCTTTAGCGCGTTGTTTCAATATCAGACATTTTTGATGCTTGTGTGATCATTTGTTGAACAGAGGTTGTCAATTCACCAAAATCTAAATCGGATACGGCATCCTTTTCTTTTAAATCTTCAATTGTATCACCAAGAACACGGAAACCTTTTTTGGCCTTTTCTCTGGCCTCTGGCACAAGAAGGCGTAAAATTTCATCATCACCTAATTCGATTGTGGCATAATAAGATGCAGCGCGAATTTGACCTAGATGTTGATCTTTCCAATATTCTTCAGGGATGTTCTCATCCTTGATCCAATCATAGACAGTCCAGCGCGCTGGTGTATTCGCATTATTCTTTAACTCTTGAAGTTCGGCACCAATTTTCTCCGGTGTATTGGGATGTGATCCACCTGCTTGACCCTACGATTGGCAACCATCATGGCAGAAAGAATTAATTCACGTTCATAATCGCTTTTCGCCTTGATATAAGAATGCATGGTTTCGCGTGAATATTGAGCTTCCGTCGAGGTATCGTCAGGTGCGATCAAATTATCCATTACAACATCAAAAACGCGCTCCCATGATTGTTGGTTTTCGTTCACTTCACCATCTTGCTCAGCAACAGCACTCTTTAACATCCGTGCAATAATAACAGCTCTCGCCTCCAATGGTGCTGACCAGAAATTATCATACAAAATTTTACAGTTAGCAGGATCAGTGCCCTTCATTTTAGATTCTAAAAACTCGACATCTTGTGGTGTCCTTGATTTACCGTGTCTGCTCTCGTGATCAGCTCTAATACTCTTTTTTATATGCTGGCTCATAATTTCACAATTTTCTAACTCACCATTAGAATTAAAAAATTGAACAAATTTGTTAGAAGTATCTGGCTCTTTATCCAAACGAGACGTTAAACCATCAACACCGATCCCATATAAATAACTTTGTTGTAAGCTGTTGGCGTCTAGGCTTATTTGGCACGCTTTTTTAAACATTTCTGATGTTTTTTCTTGAGAAATAATCGTTTCGGAAATTTGTCTTAAAAGAACATATTTATCAGCAGAAGACATTTTATGCGATAAAAAGTCTTTATAGCTTCTTTTCTTAGAAGAATATCGATGTTTTTCGCTGTTACTCTCAATCGCACTGAGATACAAAGCCAAACGATCTGAATATCGATCAGATTTATCATCGAAACCTATTTTATTGAACACGTCTTTGGAATAAATATCAAAAAGGCGTTGTCTTGTTTCAGGCGATGGAGCACGTAATTGCTTGTCTAATAAAGTATAAAGACACTTGTTTTTTGCTTTGCCAGGTTTTTGTAATTCAACCTTATCAAGAATTTTATTGATTAGAGCGTCTTCTAGTTCCACATCATCAATAAAGGTATGTTTAGCAAATAAAAATGCTTCAATATGCCCAAGAGGGTCTTCTGGCCAAAACTTACCATCTAAAGATAACGCACAGATATTTTCTAAAATTTCATTTTCTTTTGAAAACCTATCTAAAGCTTCAGTTCGATGTCGATCAGCTGAAAAACTTTCTTTTTCTGCATTATAAAACCAATACAGTTTTTTCATCTTCTTTAAAGGGTTTTCTATGTTCAAGATTTGATTTATAGATTCATCCAAACGTTGACTTATTTTGTTATTGAGAGTTTCAAGGAAGGCTTCGTTACGCATATCCTCTTTTTGTTCTGGAGTATATAGACCGAATACATTGACCGCTTTTTGAAATGTTTCTGTTAGATAACCACGTGCATACCTAACATGTTTTTGCGTTTTTGAGAGGCTGAAGTCCCATTCTATTTTTTCACGCCAATCTTTTTCTTCTTTATCTTTTTCAAGCAAGATTTTCATTTGGCGTTGAATGACAATCAAGTCTTCAATCGCGGTAATATTTTGATCAAAAGATAGATTGTGATAATTGCTATCATTATCTATCGCCTTAGATAGAGCGATTAAAACTGGATTACTTGTTAAAAGAGCTCTATAAGCATCATAGTTTTTGTCCTCTTTATCTGATCGTCGGCTAAAACCATCTGATGTTTTAACTTTTATCTTATTCAAAGACGTTTTTAAAACTGAAATATCTATATCTGAAGATTTGGAAAGATAACGAAGTGTATCAAGCGCATGAAGATGCCATGCGTATCGCCCAGCATTTAGATCTTCTGATTTATCATTGTTTTCAACAAAACCTTCAATATTTTCGCGTGTTTCAGACCGTTTATAGCCAATATTATTCGCAACGACTTGCATCATAGGTGTAAGACTTTGATCACCAGATACGATATTTTTAATTTGATTATTTAAAACATCAAAAAAATCACAAAACCTTTCATATTGGTTAGCTTCAAAAATTTTTGTGAATACAGCATCCTCATCTTGAACAATATATTCAGCAATTTGCATTTTTTGTTCGGGAGTTAGCTTTGTAATATTATCAGAACGACCATGTCCATTTTCGAAAATACCGAACGTATAGGCCACAATAACGGAATAAATGCTCTGCCTTAACTGCCTATCAGTATGGGCTTGTAATTTTAGCTTATTATAAAGCTCTTTTTGTTCTTCATTAGGCTGCTGGTCTTCAAGTTTGTTGTGAAAATCAATAAATTCTTTGTTCGATATGTCATATTTTGCAGAGGCATTAATCCACATACTTGGTAGTTGCTTGATAACTTCAAATGCTGTTTCAAACAGCTTTTCCTGCTGTGTCTGTTTTTGTGCTTGTACGGTTTCTTGAAAATTTTCTCCAAAATATTTTTTAAAAATAGGGTTTGTGTATTCAAATAATATTTCTGTAATTTTAAGGCGCCCGTTTTTATAGCATACAGACATTTTTCCAGAACGTTTATAGGATGATGGAATAGCAGATAAAACATGTCGGTTTGAAAAATCTCTGTCGCTTGGTAATGAATTAAAGGCTTCAACTAAGTCATAAGAGATCTTTTCGCCGTTACTCAATCGACTTGGATGGCCGTCAACTGTTTCTCTTTCAGAGAAAGAACTCTCAGTTAAATCAGTAACTTGATCGTGAAGGATCTGTATATAATCACCTTCATTAGCAAAATATGATTTGATGTGGTCATAGGCCGTCAATACATCCTCTTTATGTAGCGCAAATTGAAGTTCGTAATGTTCAATTTTTTCTGGCAATAAGACACCATTTTCATCAACTTTATAAGTTCTATCTCCCATGTTCACATAGGGTAAATCATGCGTTAATCTATAATCTTGTATTCCGTTATCTTTCAATATTTCTAAAGCTAACTTTCTGGCTTTTTTACCATTTTTTGCAATTTCAATCAGATTATTCCAAGCAACGGCAGATCTATTCGGTATTATATCTTCTTGGCTATATATTCTTTGTGCTTCATAAGATATTCCTTTTAATCGATTTACGCAGTTGTTTCTTCGTTTCTGCGCTTCTAATTTTTAATTTTAATGCATTGATATCATCAATAATTTTAGGTTTTGAAGCAGGAGCGCTATCTTCATATTCTTCTTCTCTATCACGAGGCATTTTGCTAGCAAAAAAGTTATAAAAATAACTGTAAAGCATAGAAGATGCATCATGATAATTCATGTCACCATGATCTGGATAACCATATTTTTTGATATGCTCATATGCTTTGTCTTGAAGATAAATGATGGCGGGTGCTGTATCTAATTTATCGTCTGGATAAAACTCTCGTCCATCATCTTCTTTTGGTTTTAGTTTATTTTGCTCGACCTGTTCACGATACAAATCATTGAAAACCTCTTCAGAAAGCCATGCAATTTTTTGTTTATATTTCGGCTCAATAACTTTCCCAGAGAAATAGCCTTTAGAATACCATAAATCTGAACGCCTTTGTTTTAACTTTAAAATTTTTAATTTTTCTTCTGACACGAACCCTTCAGGTGTTTCAAATCCTAATTCATCTATCTGTTCACGGATGCTGTCTTCATCTGGTGCGTCTTCTGAAAAAATATCCACCATATCGACCAAAGCTTTTAATTTTTCTAATGGTTGTTTTTGCGCGTAATCAATATCTCTTAAATGGGCGTCAATAGGATCATCATAATTTGCGTCAAAGACAGCTTTATCAATGTCTTGTGGTGTTCGTTCATCTATAAGATGTGAAATTCTTGTAAGAGATGCTTCAATTGCTGATTTCCTATTGGCATGCGTCATATGCACATTAAAGATTTCTGACCAATTAAGGCCTTCCTTCTCTGCGTTTCGACCATGCCCTCGATCTTCAGCTTTCTTTTTTTCGACGTAGGCATTGATCTTTTCTGCCATTATTAAGGCTTGTTTTGGATCTCCTCCCGCATCATACATTAAATCAATAGCATGAAGATCTGCTATCTCTTCTTCGCCTTTTGAATTACCGTTAATACCATAGCCTCGAATAATAAAATGCGTCAGCTCATGCGCCAAAACATAGTCCAGTTGATCTAAGTTATCGACCATATCAATAAGGCCTCTATTAACGCAGATAATTGGTGTTTCATATGGATTAGGCGTATAAACCACACTATCTTGTCTACTATCAGAGCTACGATCAAGTTTTGGTCTATCTTGATATTCTGATACAGGCGCAAAAAAGGCGTTTGGATCTTGTGATTCAGAAAAAAGAAAAATTGCAGGTGTTTTGGCAAAATCAATATATTTGCCTGCAAGTGCTTTGGCTCTAGATAATAGAAAGTCATGGATGTCCTGACCTTTGGGAAGGTCTTTATCAATAATCCTTTCTTTGTAAAGAAGATCTTCTTCTATTAATACTGCGCTCAT